ATATTTCAACGTCTTTATCTAAAACGAGGGCTTGGTAAGAAGGGGGAGAAATATTGGTGTACTCGTGGGTTGTGGTCGATAGCGAATCGTCCCAATAGGCTTTAACAAAGCCAGCCTTTCTTACCAAGGCATCTTTAAAGGCATCGTACAAGACTTTAAAGCCTGGATTCTTTTCTTGCACAATGTAGTTAATGTAATCGGTTTGTTGTTGGGCTATGGGAATGTCCTCTGGATTTCTTGGGACAAATTCAACCACTCGCTTTGTACCAAAGAAGGTACGCATGATTTGTGGCAACATGAATAAGACCGTATCTCTAACATCGGTTGAAACGTAATAAGATTGCAAAGAGCTATTCGGATCTGGTTCATTACCAAGATAGTATTCGGTTGATTCTGCTCGTTCTTGTCCGATTTGATTGCAATAATCTTCGGCATCGTCCATCTCGTTCTTGAGATAGCTTGATAAATCGCCTAAATCTTGCTCTTCAGATACGATTTCGATTTGTTCTTCGATCTTTTCTTTCTTTTCTGCCATGTGTTATTTGCGTTTTTTATTTTTTGTTCTTGCTAATAATTCATCAAGGAATTTACCAACTTCTTCTGGATTTAAACCTTTACCCATACCAGCTCTTAGTCTTTGTCTTGGTAATACCACCTCACCCAAATCTTCGTAAGGTAATCTTGATGGTTTCAATTCAACCTCAAGACCAGGTTCTGCTCGTGCTATGCCACTTGGTAATTTCAGACGATCAGCCATTATTTTAGCTTGTCTTGCTTTTAATTTTTTTATTCCTTTCCCAATACCGCTTAATTTCTTTGCCATTTATATTTCCTTATCCAACTCTAATTATTTTAGATTTTAGAGGTTTTCTGAAATTATACCCTAAATAAGTCATACTGCCACCACCTACTGCACTTGTTGCCATAGTAAGCGCCAAAGCATCTGCTCGGTCTGGGGACTTCAAACCTCGTTTACGCATTTCCTCTTTGCTTTCAATTTTTATTTTACCTGTTGAGGTATATTTGTAGCCAGGCGATGCTAGTTCACGCACGAGTTCTTCATCTTCGGGCAAACGGCAATCACGGCCACCCAACCACTCTTTAATTTTAAACCAAAGTTCAGCTCTAAGGTTTAAATAATTCTTTTTACTTGAGGGCGACTCGGCGACGTTGATACCACGCACGGGTAAGTTAAGTTCACGCAAGCGGTCCACCACGCCCGAACCAACACCAATCACATCGACCATAATCTCTTGTGGTTTCTCTAACACGGTCGCATCGTTATAACGATTATTTATAATGCCACATAACTGCATCAAATCCATTGACGCAAAGGTTTCCACTTCAAAGACGGTATTACCTTGCCTAACGCAAAGCGCAGAATTATCACCACCAAATCGAGCGACATCCAAACCCCAAACAATTGGCTCACTTGATGCAAGATCAACGTCACGACCAACCGCACCTCTAATCAGCTCCATTGGTATTACGGTATCGTCGTCCGCACGGGGGAACTCACCCATCACTTCAACACGAGCAACGGTTGATTCTTCGCCATACTGTTCGATCATGCGTGAAAACAAAGCGGTGTCTGTGCCTTCGACCGTGCGTGAGTCGATCTGTTCGGTTTGCCAGTAGGATTTGTTCCCGTGGAAGCAATCGTAAAATGGTCCTGTGTTCCTACGTGGGTTGGAGAAACAAAACCAGTAACGGTCGGGCGTGGGTTCGGAAAAGAAACCTTCCGATACTGAGTAGATGGGTGCGGGAATACCTGAAGCTTCGTCCATGATTAGGCAGACACCATAACTGGAGTGAATACCAGCGAAAGCATCGGGGTTTTCTTCTGACCAGAGTTGCGCTTGAGCGTAGTAATAACCTGTGTCGATTTTTAGGTCACGCACGAGCGCTTCTTCAAACCAAGGCGCAGGTTTAATCGTGGTTGCGGTTTTAGCAAACCAATGTGAGTTAAGTGCGAGGGTTAGCCATTTACCGAGTTCAGCCCAAGTTCGTGAGCGGAGCTGTTGTTCTGTGTTGGCTGTGACGATTATGGTTGAACCAAGTCTGGTGGATAGCATCCACAATATGAGCCAAGATACCAAAGCCGATTTACCAATACCACGACCTGAAGCAACAGCCATACGAAACATCTCTGGATCTAATCTGCCTTGATTGCGTTTTATGTGAGTGGTAATTTTTTTTAAAATTTTTTCTTGCCACTTACGAGGTCCTTTGAACTCGTGGAGGGGGGTATCTTCTTGTCCCCAAGGGAAGATGTATTTAACAAACTTGTAGGGATCGTTCTTGATCGTGGGCGACCAAACATCCATCATTAATTCTTGTTCTTGTTCTAGTGGGTACTTCATTCTTTATTTTTGAAATATAAACGAGTGTAATATCGTCTTATAATTGCTGCGAATGTTAATACCATAAGCTGAATTACAGTTATGGTTAATGCGTCATTGGTAAATACCAAAGTAACAGCTATGGTCGCCCAAGATAATGGGAAGTTAAAAGCTGCACCCAGTATTGTGTCGGTTACTGATTCTTGTAATGCCTTCTTGTCAATTTTCATAAAAAAATTATTTCAAGTGTTTATATATACATGCACCCGCAAGGGGTGGCCAAGGGGGGGTAATTCCATATCTGCATATAAAATCGGCGTACCCTTGACCTGTTGCGTATTAAAGGGAGAGAGAGAACACAACATATTTACGCCCTTTTATTCCTTGTTATTGTCTGAGGACTGTTCCGAAGAAAGAACGTGATCCTTTATCTTACCCATGTCTACTGTTTCACCCTCGATAATTCGTTCGTGTGCGTTCGTAAGCATTTTTTTAATGTCGATTTTATAGTTTACGTCCTGGCGATCTGCCCAGTTGTCGGGATCTCTGTTTTTTAAATAAAAGATCTGGGCCGTTACGTTGCCATCATTAGCAGAATTAAACAAAGAGTTAGTGACTTTTGCTAGTCCTTTTGCTTTTCCTTTTTTTATAGCTTCCGCTATTTCCGTATTTTTCTTCTTATTGCGGTCTAAAGTGTCCCAACTAATGCCTAAAGCTTTTGATATTTGATATGGCCCTAAACCTTGCGAAGCCAATAATTCTATTTGGTCAATCTTTTCTTGGTCAAATATTATGGCTTTCCTTCCTGGTTTCCCTTTTTCTTTCCCTTTCACACCCTCATTTTATAAAGCTTTTTTAAAAAAGTATGTATTTTTTTACATTTAATGCTTGACATACTACACAATAACCCCCTAAACTACTCTTATATTGGAATTAACCAATATTTAATAAGGGAGAAATTAATGAACGATAAACTAAAAAACTTATCGCAACACCAAATAGAAGTTTTAGCTCTTAAAGGGTTAGAAGCAGAAGCAGACGCAAAAAGATATTCTTTATGGCATATAACCAAAGATTTAATATCTGAGCTGGAAGATCACAAAGAAGAAATATTGGAGCATGAACACCCCCAAGACTTAATTTCTGAATATGTTGATTCTAATATCTCTGTTTATACCTATGACCAAATTATGATATTTGCTAATAATAATGATTTATGGCACAGAGTAGACGAATTTGGAGCAGATGATATTAACCAGCAAATAGTTGGCGCTATCTATTCTTATCTAGCTGAAGAAGCTGATGCTTGGTTATTTAACCAAGAGCAAGCAAGAGAGGAGGTGTAACCAATGAGCAGAACAACAAATTCAATGCTAACCGTCATCAAATATGGTGGCGGTGCTTTTACCTTCCCAAAGTCTAAGCTTATCGCTACAGGACAACACGAAGGCACAACGGCTATTACATTAATAGACCAGGACGAACCAATTAAGATCCTTGGTTCAGTAGATGAATTCTGGAGCGATTACCACGCTTCAAGATCTTTATAGGAGGAGAGATGACTTTTGAGCAAGAAGTAATTAGAGATCAAGGCATAATGATTGAAAGGTTAAAAACTTTATTATCTGATTTGGTTACTAATGTTGATGAAGATTGTCCAACAGAATACAGAACAAAACATTTAAAAGAGTGTATTTCTGATTCATATAGTTTTTTAAATAATATTGAATAAGGAGGAGAGATGAACGGAGAACTAGAACGTATGGTCTATAACGGCACTATGGATATGGCAACCTACAATTGGTGGCTCAATTTCCTCAACGATCTGGGCCAACTAGCCTTTTATCTATTAATACCATTGGGTGCAGTAGGTGGACTGCTAGGCGCTTATTGGGTTATGCATAAGTTATTAACCAAAGACGAGGAGGAGAGATGAATAGTTGGGAAAGATATAAAAAGTCTAGTATCTTAACAAAAAAGATTAAACACTTAATGAGTAATAATGATTTAAATGTAAGAACTATTGCTCATGCTTGTAATGTATGTCCCAACCTTTTGTGGGGATCCTTAAAAAAGGGCAGCAAATTCCGTGACACTAATATTTTAAAAATTGAAAAAGGACTTGCAGAAATACATGAGTTTTTAGAATTAGATGATAAAGATTCAGAGGAGGAGAAATGATCTACACAGAAACCGAAATGTTTTTGAGCGTTGCTACGATCTTAACATCATTTTTAATAATGACGATTTTGTTGAATAATAATAATAAAAAGGAGAACTAATATGTGTTCATATGAAATAAAAGAATTTATATACGACGAAGCAAGCTCTTTTGAAACCAACTTTAATCATTGGTTTCAGCTCAACACTCAAGAGCGTCACAACTTCAACGAAGATCCACTACACCCAGAGGAAGCCCACGATATGTTCGTAAGCCTTTACGGCGACAAATACGGGCATAACAACGTAGCTTAGTGTTTCTCCCTCGGGATCGCTTATCCTCTGAGTAGCGATCCCAACCCTACCAATAAAAAATGCTTTTTACCACTAGGCTGAGATTTCCTCAAACGCACGTTCGGCTTATCTTCTAATACCAACCAAATAATATCATTATCAATCAACTCAGCGACGGCACGGCCTGCCGTCTTACGATTGACACCAATCATTTGCGCATAGTAATCAATAGCATCGTGACTAGAGCAAGTTTCCCAACGCCAACGCTCGCACATAGCCCACAAGATTAATTTCGCACTCACGCTCAAATCTGTGTTCCCCGCACGGGAACGGTACCACGTCCACACGCTCGCTCTCACGTTCGCAAACTTCGTTTGCTCACTCACGCACGCATGATAGAGCAAACCTGTTTTACCTTCGCTCTCTAGGCTTGTAATCCACCAATAATTTTTCTCTCTCTTTCTCATCTCTTCCTACTTTAAGAGAGAAAAATTGCTTTGGCAATTTTCTCTCTCTATATATCATATGACTATGATATGGATATATGGGTAAGTTTTACTAGGTCATTGTCCCTGTTTTACTAGGTCATTGGGTAAGTTTTACTAGGTCTTCTAGTAGAACTTACTAGAGGAACTTCTTTCTGCTCTCCTTGGTTTTCTTCCATTTATACTTCTTAGCATTGGCATTATTTTTACCAAATATCTCCTCCCAACGTTTAGCAAATTCTAAATCGCTGATTTGTTTTTTTCTTTGATCTGAACCTTTACTCATTGTTTTTACCTCTCAAAATAAATTGTGCTATATGTCTACCTAAACCCTTGCCAGGTTTACCATCTTCAATCGCACACCATTTAACATCTCCTAAATTTCTTATTTCTGCTCCAGCTTCAATCATCATTAAAACCCATTTATCTATTGGAAAAACCATAACAACATCTTTGCCTTTTTTGGATTCTTCAATAGCTTTTCTAGCCCAAGCAGTCGGGCCTTTTTTCCTACCTTCGTGCATTATTGAGCCAAAAGGTGGATTGCAATAACTTGATTCACCCCACTCGCAAGTCAAGCCATCAAAACCTTCTGGTAATGGATAAGGACAGGGATCGAAATCAAAATTAAATTCTGCATTTAATTCTTCATACAATTCTGGTGGCGTAAGCCAATAGTGTTTATTATCTTTTGCGCCTTTGTGAAATTTATTTTCTTCGACAGCAACGCCTTGTTTATTTTTCATTTTTCCTCCTTTTGGTAATGTAATTGGTTAATCCCATATACCACATTTCAGCGACAAAACGTGCGTGTGATATTGGATAGTTACGCATATCAACTTTCTTAATCAACTTATCTTCCTCAAATAAATCAACCTCATACTTGTTGTTGGTGCGATAAATATAGCTAGAGCGCTTGTTATCTTGGGAGCTAAACTCACCCATTGGCTCTCTATTTGTTTTTTCTTTTGTACTGTTCTTCATAAGTCGTAAACCTTAAACCACAATTTAAACATAATCTTCTGCGCTTAATCAATGCGCCCTCTGCGTGCGCTCTCGAATCCGTGACCTTGGTTTTACCCTTGCACTCAGGACAAATCATCGTCTAACTCCGTTTCAATAAACTCTAATAACCAATCTGGGATATGAATATCCATCTTAAGAGGATAACCTGCTAAATAGTTGTCCATATAGATTTCAAACAACTTGCGATAATTGGTTTGGGTTATCCATTGTCGGTCTTGTTTGGATCTCTGCTTGCAATCGTAGCGCCAGGCTTTTTCCAATACTTCTTCTGAATATAGAATCACGCCATGTTCCCCAATATGTGTTTGATAACTTCAACAGTCCAACCATTACCAAGCATCTTATATCTCTGTGTATTTGATACACCATCTGTATAGTTATCTGGTACAGTCTGTAATCTTTCGCACTCTAAAGGTGTTAGTTTTCTCCAAGTTAGGTCTTCTTGTTGAACACCAGTAGCATGAAAAGTGCCTTGCCTTTCAAAATTTGCTCTTGATGATTTGTAATATTGTGACTTAATTGTTTGTGATTTGTCTGGCAATTGATTGAGGGCTACTTTTGGTTCTCTGTTACCACCCCCCATAGTATTAAGTGTTGGTGATTTACCCTCTGGGCTATACACTCGTTTGAGTATGTCGTGTCCGTTAATGTCAGTAGCTATACCAACCTGTTTTGGTTTACTTACCAATTGTCTTCTTGATTTCTTTTTATATTGCTCAACACTTGCGCCCTTAAAATAATTAGCATCAATACAATAAGATTTATCTTTTTCACTACTAAAATCATTTTCCAATATATCTTTTAAAACTATTCCTCTATCTTCTGGCTCTTTTATGTTGGGTATGTTAGTCCAATAGTATCTCTGTCTTGATTGTGCTGATACCAAAGCACTATTAATAAAGATAGGCTCAACACCAAGCATATCGGTTATCACTTGCAAATATTCTTTTTTCATACGCACGTTTTCAAGTAAGAAGTATTTAGGTTTAACGCCTTCCACCATACGCACGAACTCAAAAAATAATTTTGATCTCGGATCGTCAAACGCCAACTGCTTGCCTGCAAAACTAAATCCTTGGCACGGACTACCACCCATAATTAAATCTACGTCCTGGAAATCTTTAGGATCTAATTCGCATATATCGCCAACCTGTATCGTCTTGGGATAATTCTTTTGTGTAATCTGTATCGCATATTTATCTATTTCGCTGGCATAATACTTATCAACCTCTATACCAAGCTGATCTAATGCGATTTGCCCACAACTCATACCGTCAAACAAACTTAATACTTTTATTCCCAATTTATACCTCCTTTATCAACAATTGGTTCTAAGATAGCGTTCTTTCTAAACAAGGTCTTAACTTTGGTATCAACCTCAGAACTGTTGGCTTTGACAATACCGCACTTCACAACCCTCAAACGATCATATTCAACGCCTTGCTCAGAACAGACTTGTTCGGCTTCGCTCTCTGGCGCAAGCCAAATCGCTATGGCCGCACGTGCGCCATCAACTAATGCTGAACTACCTCTAATGCTTGCTCTGGCTTGCATAACGTCCTCTGTGCCTGTTAAACCTACTTTAGACATATGATGCACGGAGATAACCGAAGTATTGAAACGTGATGCAATTGTTGATGCAAACTGCGAATACATTTGTGAAGCTTCTTGGCTTGTAGTAATCGGCGCATTGACGAAAGCTTGTATCGGATCAATGACCACCAACTCTAAGTCTGGAATAGTTTCTAGTTCTTGCATTAGTTCTTCGGCTTGCGCTGTCGTATGCAAACCAAGATTATCTTCTTTTAATAAAGTAAATGGTTTACCAAAGTCAGGCACACTAAAGCAATACATATCGTAACTGGCTTGTATTCTTTTAAACTTAGGATCTAACGCATTGATTCTGCGATTGATCTCGATACGATCATCTTCCGCAGCTAGAATAACTACATTCCCCGCACGCTTGATAGGATTATCCAACCAAAAGCCATTGCCTGTAATAGTTTTTAAACCAAGATCAAGGGCCAACATAGATTTACCCACGCCACCAATTGAAGCCAAGAGCATAGGTTTTGATCTTTCAACCAAACCTTGCACGAGCCACTCACGGGGCGGAGGATCTTCAACCAAGCCACGAACTGCATATTGCTTAAGTCCGAGTCCTGTTTGCAATAACTCCGATCTTACTTGTTCGATACCATGTTCGAGTGCAAGATCATTGAAATCACCAGGCTTACTTGGTAGACGCACGGTGCAATTAGAAATTGCATTAGTACAATCCTCCGCTTTCTTTTGCCCTATTTGGTTTTTATCGTTGTCAAAGGCGACTATGAACTTAGCTTGCGTCTTTTCTCTTAATTTGGTTAGAGCGTGCAAACCAAAGTTGGCGGAGAAAACACACACAACGGGGTCAGATGTTGCTTCGTTCACAGTCGCACCTGTAGCTAAACCTTCAACAACATAAATTGTTTTTTGTTGCGATAAATCTTTAATATCGAAACCAATCGGATAAAAATTACCTCTTACTTCACTGGCCGACACAAATCTTTTCTCACCTTCTGGTGAAATATATTGCAAACTTCTTAATTCACCATCGGCATTGTAAATTGGCACAACTAAGAGCTTCTTATTCGCTCTCAGACCTGTGCATTTGATATTCTTGGACTCAAGGTATGGGTGTTCTGATAATTCTTCGTAGGAATCAAATCTCGCCCTACAATCAACACTTACCTCGTTATAGCGTTCTATTTTGTGTTTTTCTGCTAATTCTTTGGCTTCTTTGAGTTTTTTCTGCAGATCCGCACGCTCGGCCACGGTTAAATCGTTCGGTTGCACGCTCGACCACTTGCGTTCTTCTCCCGTACGCCAATTACCAAACGAACAAAATGTATGCTCACCCATCTGATTGGCTGCATACCACCCAGACTTCTCACCATGTTTGTCGGGACGCACGCTCGAATTAGCGCGCACGGCAACTCGTACTAAACTACCACTCGTATCTAAAAAGGGAACGTCAAGACCAAAGTCGTTCAGCTCACGCAAGAGATCGTCCGTTGTTTTCCCTTTACCTTGGAAAACTAAATTCTGATCTATTACTAAGCCGTCATTACCAAAATATTCAACTAGACTCGCCAAAGTCGCTTAACCCCGTTTCTGCTTGATAGTTTGCAAAATCCAAATAATTTAAGATTATGCTTGAGAATAATCTCTCTCTATTCTTCTTATCCCATTCGTGCATGATGTATGTTTTTTCTTCTTTGGATATCTCTATATAAGTATCTCTAGTTTGTGTTATCGCATAACGCAAACCTTTTTCCGATAGTCTAGCTATTCTTGGTAGCTTCTCGCCTTTTGCTATCTTACTCAGATGATCCATTGAACACGCTCCATAGGCTTTGTTTTTATCAATGTAGAGATAACCCTTCGTTGGTTGTTTGCAGTAACCACACAAGGAAGGATTATCTTCTTTAACATCGAACATTATTAGAAAGGTATATCAGAAGTATCTTCTTCTTCATCGGCTTTCTTAGGCTCTACCTTAGTAGCCGATACTTTCTTTTCAACTGCTTGCCAGTTCTTACCGTAGTTATCATCTATCTCAGCATAACCACGCTCGTTGTGTTTAACTTCAACCGATACAACCTTGCCTTTCAGATCGTCTGTATCTTTTAGTTGTGATAAACCTGCTGCATTAGCAAGCATAGCCAATGATTGTTTACCAACATCAACCGCTTTCGGATTATTGGAAGCAACTGTAAATGTGCAAGGCACAAATGCGCTCTTGCCCTCTACTGCGAATACCATCTTTACAGCTACCCAACCATTCTTTCCAGTTATCTCTTCAGCAGATACATAACTGACATTATATTTACCAGGTGCTAATACATCTTTTTCCAAAGACACATCAAC